ATCGCTTCTTTAATAACTACATACTTATCTGTTTTAAAACTCATATTTTCTCCTTTTTGTTTTCTGCTTTAGTTTGTACTCTTACTGTATCAGTAATCATTTTTCTTACAGCTTGTAGATTAAAATGAATAAATCTAAATGGTTCTACACCATCATCCACTGTATATTGATGTTCCATATAAGCTGGGAAGAATAACATTGTTCCTGGTTTCGGCTTATAATGAATTTTATCAGTTCCTAAAGTTATTTCAGTCTCATTCTTTAATGGTAATTGTGTCATGAGTTTACCTGGTCGTGGATCATGGAACACTGGCATTGAAGTGTTCTCTGAACATTTTAAAAAATAAAAACCAGATATGTGATTATCGTAGTGCAAATGACCTTCATGGTGTCCACCACCTTTTTCACCAAATTCTTGTACCCAAAATTCAGTCCAAAATAATTCATAATTAGTTAAGTTATAACCCATATGATCTAAAACATTCCAAGATGTTGAACCAATATATTCTTGTAATTCTTTTAAAGCAGGATCTCCAACTAGTGATGTAGAATGATAACTCATTCCATGATCACCTATTTTTTTACCAAATTTCTTTTCACGTTCTTTAATAGATTTAATATTATTCTTTTTTGCATCTTTTATATATTTATTACAAACTTTATTTGCATCATCTACCCATTCTGGAATTTCAATAGAGTATACAGGTGAACTGAAATATATTGATGAATTTAATTGATCTGTTTTTGCCATTAGTTTAGGTCCTTTCTATGATTGTTTAAATATTTATTAAATTCTTTTATATCAGATTTTTCATAATAACCAAGACCTGCATTACATCTTCCACATAAAAGACCTCTAACTTTACCTGTACCATGATCATGATCTACATGAAGTGTGTACTTAAATTCATTTTGATGTTTTTTACATATTGCACATTTACCTTTTTGTGTATCAAACATTCTTTGATAATCTTCAAGAGTTATATTATATGTTACTTTTAAATTATAAGCTCTTTTACTATGTTTAACTTTAATAGGATTTTTCATTCTGTATTTATTTTCACGTATTAAATATTTTTCTAAATTATTTTCTCTTCTTGATTTTGAATTTTTTAAAATACTTTCTTTATTATCTGCATATATTTTTTTATTATATTTAATTATACGCTCTTGATTATTTTTTCTCCATTCCTTACAATATTTAATATGTTCATCTCTTTTTGCTAATCTTTGTTGTCTTCTTTTTTCAAAGTTTAATACATTATATTGTTTAAAATATTCTTTTGCTTTTAATGGATCTTTATGAGGCATATTATTTAAATGGGTACCCAAGGTTCCAAACTACAAGAGAGTACCTTACTCCTTTAGTAACTGGTCTAACTTGATGCCAAACTGCGGAAGGAAATACAACAACACTACCTCTTGGTAATATTTCTGTACATTTTCTTGTAATAGTTGGATCATCTTGATTTCTAAATTGAAACTCTAATTCACCACCTTCATAATCTTTTGGATCGGACAGACTGCAAGTAACCGACAACTTCCTAATTTTACCAAACGTATCTTTATTATCTGCATTTGCATATGGCGTTTCAAATGAATCACAATGCCAGCCGTAGTGCTGCCCAGGAGCATATTTTGTAAATTGACATGATTCAGAATAATCCCAGTCAAAACCCCAACCAGCTAATCTATTTGCTTGGTGTATAAATGGTTGAATTTCACGATAAATAAATCGATCATTCATCCAAACAATATTTGAATCTCTTTTCTTTTTTAAATCTAATATATCTTTTTCTTCTAAAGGTTTTCCTTTATTAACTTTTTCAGTTTGACCACCGGTAAGTGCTAATTGTTCTTGTTGTGATTTTCCATATTTAATTACTTCATCACAAAATCTAGGTGTTAATGCTTCTTTAAAAAAGTAAAAATAATTCTGAAGGTTCATTTCTAAATACTATATAATAATTTTTATAGGATTTGTAAAGAGTAAATAATTAGCTAATTGTAAGGTCTCCAGAAACCGTGAATGTAGCCACTTTACAACCTCCAGCTGGTGCCGGTAATGTTGTAACTGTGTTTGTTCCAGGACTTGCTCCTAGTGTTCTAGCTGATGGTGCTCTAACAATAACAATACCTGATCCACCTGATCCTCCATTACCACAAGAAGATCCACCACCACCTCCACCTGTATTAACACTTCCTGTTCCACCTGGAGATGCTGTTCCTCCTGCTCCACCACCACCTGGACCTCCTGTTCCACCAGTTCCAGAATTAGCTCCACTTCCTCCACCTCCGCCAGCATAAATTACTGGTGAATTTGAAATTGAGTTTGTTGATCCTGCTCCACCTGGTCCACCAAATCCATCAATCCCTGAATCCGGCGTAGAATTTGATCCTGCTGCAGAAGCTCCACCACCTCCTCCAGCACCTCTTCGGTTGGAAGGTGTATTTCCTTGTCCTCCTGGATTTCCTTGCGATGGTGATACGGGTGGTGTATTTCCTGTTCCTCCAGCTCTACAACCGGGAGTAGCTCCTGAATTACTTCCTGCTCCTCCACTACCAGATCCTCCTGGTCTACCTGGAGCACCACTACAACCATTTGCAGCTGCAAATGTTCCACCTCCACCTCCTGCACTTGTAATTGTTGAAAATATTGAAGAAGAACCATCCGTACCATCACCAGCGGTAGGAGCAGATTTACCGGTTCCACCAGCTCCCACTGTAATTGGATAACTTAATGGTCCATATCCAGATAATGTTAATTTTGTTCCGCCTGGAAATGAAGTTCTGTAACCTCCAGCTCCACCTCCTCCTGATCTTGTATAACCAGCACCACCTCCACCTGCTACTACTAAATAATCTACATCTACTGATAATTGTGTCTCCGGCCACGTTCCGCTTTTCTTTGCACTAAATTGACTTTTTAAATTCCAAACACCACTTGCCTTGTTTAATTCTTTTACGATAACGATTCCCGAACCGCCGGCTCCGCCTGCTCCACCGGAACCACCACCACCTCCACCTGTATTAACTGTACCTGCTGTACCAGTTGTAGGACTATTACTTCCATTTCCTCCTCCACCAGTACCTCCTGTTCCAGCTGTACCAACACCTGCTCCACCTCCACCTCCTGCATAAACTCCTGATGTTGGTCCATAAAAAGGTTGTGGTGCTGCTCCAAATATTGGAGTTAAATCTGTTCCTGCTCCACCTGGTCCTCCTCCACTAGGAGTTGCTTGTGCACCTGCAGCAGAAGCACCTCCACCTCCACCTGCTTGAAAATTTGGATTATCAATTCCACTACCACCTGGATTTCCTTGTGGTGGTGATACTGGTGGTGTGTTTCCTGTACCAAAATTTGGAAAAGGTCCTGGTGCATCTGTTTGACCACCTCCTCCTCCGGATCCACCATTTCTACCTTGTTGTTGACCACTATCTTGTCCTCCTGCTCCGCCTCCACCTGCTGCTGTAATTGTTGAAAATATTGAATTTGATCCTGAAGTTCCTTTTCCTCCAGAAATTGGATAAGATCCAGCAGCTCCTCCTGCTCCTACTGTAATTGAATATGGTGTTGCTCCACAAACTGAAAATGAAGTACAAGTTCTTAAACCACCTGCTCCACCTCCACCGCCTGCACCAGCTAATGCACCACATCCTGCTCCACCTCCACCTCCTCCAGCAGCAACTGCATATGCAACTAATCTTGTTCCAGGTTGTGTTGTAACTGTTGTTGATCCTGATGTAGCAGATGTGACAGTACACTTTCCAAACGATGTTGGATTGATTACTCCTACTATACCGCCATTGGGTGATCCCATAAGTCACTACTCCTGTTTAAAAATTCTTTAACTTAATTGCCTGTAGCAATCCAAGATGAAGTGTCAGGTGACCAAGCGAATGAATTTTGTTGATCGTCTTTACCAGTCCATCTTTGTCCAGCTTCATCCCAAGAAATAAAGTATCTTACGTTATCTCCATAAGTTGTAACTGTTGGATATGCAACTGGGGCTTGCCAGTCGTCATTAGAGTCTAGCGACCAAGATGCAAATGGTTGTGGTGCAATGAATTTATT